TGGGTGATGAGCCCCCCATGGGTGATGAGCCCCCCATGGGCGAGGAGCCCCCCATGGGCGAGGAGGACGTATCTCCGGTTGCCGGTGAGTCTGCGCCCATGGTACCACAGGAGGTATCAGATGGGACTGAACTACCCATGATGGAGGGTGATGAGATGAAGGAAATCCCAGTGACCCAGTCGGCTATGCGCAATATGGCCCCCCAGCCCGAGGAGGAAGATGACGATGACCTTTTTCCCGGAGCACCACTCGAGAGAAAAAAGTTTGCTTTTAATAAGCAGTATTAGTAATGGACGATTTGTCGGAACACCTCAGAACACCGATGGGCGCTGCACTTGCGGCGGCTGCCATGACGTCGGGTTACATCTACATGAAGCACAGACTTAACAACGAGCCTAAGCCCGAGATGCACGCCTACACTAAGCCCGCGGCCCTCAACGCACTCATGGTATATTTCATTGTTGCGAACGGTGGCGGTACCAGGGAGCAGATATCATCTGACCCTTTCTAACTTAAAGAATTGAACCTAATATATAATACATAACCATGGCTAGTACTGGAGCATTCATTACCATGATGGAGCAGTTCCTCAATGAACTTGTTAAGACGTTTCCCGAGGAGAAGTGTCTTAAGAAGTACTCGGTCGGCTTTGACCTTATCAAGGGCGCCAATCCCCGCAAGGTTGTTACGATGTATATGGATGAGGTGGGTCCCTATCAGGACAAGATTATGGCCAAGGATGAGAGTTTTTTCCTCACAACTGAGCTCGATTTCCTTTCTGGCCTGAACGTCAAGAAGTGGTGGACTCCCGATCTGTCCGTCGGAACCAAGGATGCTGTGTGGCAGTATCTCCAGACACTTACCATCCTCGGGATGACCATCACCTCCATCCCGGCCGACACGCTGAAGCAGATTGAGACCATCGCCGAGCAGGCTGCGGGATCCATGGCGGACGCCAAGGGTGGTGGTGGTGGTGGTGGATTTGACATGAGCGCGCTGACCGGTCTGCTGGGTGGCCTCGGTGGACTTGGTAGCCTTGGTGGTGCCGGTAAGTAATTAATTTATATATATTGTAACATTAACAGAATGACGGTGTGGTTCGACGACCCTCAACAATTATTTGACATTTCCAAACTCTCTCAGTTCTGGCCGACATCCAGCCAGACACCAGATGAGAGAGTTAACTCGACCTCGAGATTTATTCTTTATGTAGCCATGGCTATTATGTTTATACAAAAGGACCCCCGTGTGTTTGTCCTTGCTGCGGTGACTATTGGTGTTCTTTATGCATTTCATGTATCGGGTATGGTCATTGATACATCCATGTATACAGCGCAGGCCGGTGATACCGCTGGTGCCTGTACTCAGCCTACACAGAATAACCCCATGGGTAATGTTCTCATTTCCGATTACGGCACCGACCCTAATAGAAAGGGTGCGTGCTTCTACCCGACAGTGGCGGGAGAGGTGAAGAAGAACCTGGATGACACATTCCCCACCGACGCTGCTGATATTTACGGCTCCAGGAACGGTGCTAACCGTGCATTCTATTCGATGCCCAACACAACAATCCCCAACGACCAGACGGGTTTTGCGGAGGCGCTCTACGGTAAGAAGTTCCGCCCCACGTGCCGCGACGACCAGTCTATGTGCACTGGCACGAACAACCCCAGACAGCCGGAACTCACCCAGATGAGAACCATGTTTGGTGGGTCATTTTAAATTATACTTTTATACTAATATAACATGGATTATACATTACAGCCAGGTCTTAAGATTGTGAGTGACCGTGCCATACCTGAATTTCAGGCTGACCAGCACATCTTCACCCACCCTCAACCAACGAACACGAACAACTGCTGCCGCGCCAGCACAGTTCTCGTCGGTACAGCACCGTATATGGCTCAGAAGGGCGCCCCGGCCCCTCTGATTGAGGTAGAGGACAGACTCCGTCCCCAGAGCACAACGGAGTTCAACAAGGGATACACTTCCAAGCCCTACGATTTCCCCAGTAAGAATGTGAAGTGTGTGCTCCCCCAGCGCACCATCGCCTTCGAGCCAATGAGCACACGCGCCGAAGTTCAGAATGGTATGTTCTTGCAGAGATATTGTAACAAATAAATATATTCATAAACATTAATAATGGACCCTTTGTCCGTAGTAGCACTTGCCGGACTTGTCGCCGCAGGTAGAGCACTTAGTAAAAGAGAAACATATATCAAACCCCAACCACATTTCGGTAACAATATTAATACAGCACCAGAGGAAGCTGCCTCAAACCAGTTGGCTATGAGACAGGGTGCCTACATTCTTCCCGCCCAGTCACAGAAGCACAAGGAGGCCGTGCCCAACTATGGAGTTATCGCCCCGAACACGTCGAGAAATCCCAGTGGTCAGCCGGTGTACAATTTTAATGACAGGCAGAATGTGACAACGCGCATGAACAGTGTTCAGCCCGTCGAGAAGCAGTACGTCGGTGCCGGTATCGGTGTTGGTGCCGATGTCCCAGCAGCCGGTGGTTTCCAGCAGTTGTACCGCGTCATGCCCAACAATGTGGGCGCCTATAAACTCACAGCACTTCCAGGCCGCGCCGGTCCGTCTAACCCCGCTGTCAAGCGTGCGGGTATGGTGGGTGAGTTGACACAGAACCGCCCGGAGACGACCGCGGCCATATGGGAGCGTCGCCCCCCCGTCAAGGGTCGTGCGGGTGGCCAGGGTGGTGCTCTCACGGGCTCCGCGGGTCACCAGAACTTTGAGAAGACCAAGAGACAGACCAACCGTTCGACGACCACTATGCGCGATGACGGTCTCCAGTACGGTGCAGCGGGTAGCTTCATCAGTGCCATCCCGGTCGACGATCGTCCATCCAGAAACAAGGGTGATCTCAATACAGCCCGTATCAACGATATTGCTTCTCCGGGTATCGCCAGTTTCGAGGGTGCCTATACACAGGACCCCGCCCTTACCACTGGTATCAGACCCGCTGTAAACAGAGGCAACATCGGTCGTTCGGGTGGTGCTGGCCGCATGAACGTCCGTATGGACCCTGTCAACCAGGGTGGTGTCCAGACCGCTATGCGATCGGGTGCCCACAGGGCAGTCGAGGGTCCCCAGGGCACGACTGGTTCCGCCAACCAGACATACAAGAACGCACAGTACCACCAGTTCAACTCGCACAAGGGCCACAAGGACTTCAGAAGTTATGATCTGGACCTGGCCAAGAACCAGGGTAACAAGAACCCCCTCAACATTAACTTTTCGTAAATCAACGTTATAAACTTTCATAGTATATTGTAATGGACTCGTATCTACTTGAAATAGACAGTTCACAGCGAGATGTCGCCGCACATCCCAATACAAACGACTATACCATAGAGCTCAACAGGCCACTTTATGGTGTATCCGATATTAAACTAGTGTCTGGGAATATACCCTTTTCACAGTACACAATTGATTCACACAACAGTAATCTACAATACGACACAGTTAGTATCAATCTTGCCAAACGAAATTATACTACCGGAACTGACTTTGCATCCAATGTGCAGGCTGAAATTCGTGCAGCTGTGTCGGCTGCATCCGGTATGACTGTTGTTTTCGCCACCTCAACCGATACCTTGACATTTTCTAATACATCCTCGTTTGGTTTGAATTTTACAACGAATAGTCCCGCCTATACCATGGGTTTTGTGAAAGGGTTGTATTCAGGCACGAAAATTGTATCAAACCCAATTGACCTCGCGGGACCGGGTGCAATTATACTATCAATGGGTAGTGATGCCAGAGTACCGATAGAGAATGACATCTCCCAATTGAATTATACACAATATCTGGGACGGATTCTGAAATCAAGTGGAAATTATATAGGCAGGGATGACCCCATAGAACATAATTTCAATAGAGGTTCGGAAACTTCAATTACATCTCTGAATATAAAGTTCTATTCTCAGAATTTCGGACAAACTCTCCCTTATGATTTTAAGCTTAGGAACCACGTTCTCAAGTTTGAAATCAAGTGTTCACTTGATAAATTTATAGTAACAAAGGAAAATGAAAATGTTAAAAGAATGTTTGAATTACCACCCGAAATCAACCTACCATCATTCGAAGAAGGATATAGGATACTGGGTGACAAGCGCGTCATGGTATATGGAGGGGCAGCTATTGTACTGATACTAATTGTAATGATTCTGGCTTCTTTTAAAACCAAAACTATCGAGTAACCGCGAACATCGTGTTCGGCTTCTCGAGCTCATCCTTGGTCAGCGCATTGATGATGGTGAAGACGAGGACCGCAAGGAGCGTTGTGAGGAGCGCTGTAATCAAGTGGTACGTACCACCGTTGCGGTTAATCTTGATGAGGCTGGCGATCATCCAGCGGATGGCATCCATCCACGCGATGGCGGCAGCGAAAGAGAAGCCACCGACAATGGAGCTGATGGACTGGGCCTGAACCTGGGAAGCGATATTGGCGAGCATGGTTATTTACTAGTATGGGGAGATAATATTTTAAAATCAGTCTCTTCAACCAATTCGTCTGGAAACTTTTTCCTGTCTGCGCTTCGTACACGTGGCCTCTTTTCATCTTCGACATCGCTCGGCGATTCGGATGGGCAACTGGTATAATCCAACTCGCCGTCTTCTGGATCATCATCATCATCGGACTGCATTTCCATCTGGAAATCTTCTTCCTCGGGTTCATCCAGTCCAACACCAACCGATGAATCGGCCGTATACCCAACCGGGGTTTGTGTATCAGTAATTTTAATGTGCTTATACTGAACAAACCCGGTTTTTTTCATTACTTCTATCTAATATTTTTTTGATTTGCGTTTTCTACCGCACGCTGAGCGGCACTCTCCAGTGGAGTCGATGGAATCCATTCATCCCAGGTATCATAGCAATAATTCATCATAATGAATTTTTCATCATTGCCCTGATACTTTGTAAATTTATCCTCCTCTTCGTCCTCCTCTTCGTCCTC